ATGCGGTGCTGACATGGTGTCTCTTGAGGCTACCACCAAGCGTCACTTCATCTTTCCTTACGACCCAGAGTATGTTACAGAAATGTCTGTCCCCGGCTTCGATGAACACTTGGACCTTGCTGTTCGTGCAGGCTACATCAACAGTGACGACTATGACTTCTACACACGGGCAGATGAAGATACGGTCAACGACAAGGATCGCTTCAAGAAGATCAAGAAGACCCGCAAGAAGTTCAAGCCCGTCAACTATTCTGCAGTCTATGGTGTTGGTGTTCCTAAGCTGTCTCGTACCACTGGTATGTCCCCTGCAGAAGCCAAAGTTCTTCTGGAAGCATACTGGGAACGTAATTGGGCTGTGAGACAGTTCGCTAAGGAACAGCAGGTCAAGACTGTAAACGGGCAGATGTGGGTCAAGAACCCTGTGAATGGTTTCTGGTACACCCTGCGCTACGAGAAAGACATCTTCTCAACCCTCAACCAAGGCACAGGTGCATACTGCTTCGATCAGTGGGTTGCACACTACCTGACCAAACGACCAAACATTGTTGGACAGTTCCACGACGAATCCATCAACAGGGTCAAGAAGGGTGAAGAGAAGGAACACGAATCGGTTCTTCGTTGGGCAATCAACAAGGTCAACGAGAAGCTGAAACTCAACATCAAGCTGGACATTGACGTTCAGTTTGGTATCAACTACTCACTAATTCACTAAGGAGTAAGACAGATGGAAAAGAAACCCAAGGGTCTCAAGCAACTCACGAAACCATACAGCATCCCAGTTCGTCTGGCCAAGGGTGGCAAGGAGTACGAGAGGGACAACAGCAAACAACGCAAATATAAGTTGGCCAGTGAGAAATAGTTCTTGCCACCACTTTGAAGAATCTGTTACTATACACGAATAACAAAGGAGCTAAACATGACTCTAGGTGAATACAGGGTTGGTATCAACTTCAACCCCTCTGCTAACGATGAAGTTACTAAGATTAAGAATATGGCCGCAGCACTGATCGACGCAGTGGATAGCATTGAAGACAGTTCAACGAATCCAATCTGGGGTAACGAGAAGAAAAGACTCAAGGCTTTGGCTATGACTCACATCGAAGATGCTGCCATGTGGGCAGTCAAAGCAGTAACAAAGCAATAAGGAGCTAAACATATGGGAACTCGTAGAGTAAAACTGACTGGCTACGCATACTGGGCCAAGGTGTTTGAAGATAACCGCGATAAGACTGGCTTCGAGAACGCACTGGTTGAGATTGGTGGTCAGACCTGCATTGACATGGACCTCGACGCTGAGCAGATGGATAAGCTCATCCGGTCTAAGTCCATGAAGCGTGGTACGCCTAGCAAAGAAAACGATGGTATGACCCGAGTGCGCTTCACTCGCAAGTGGACCGAAGAATATGGTGGGGGTGAGCCTACTGTGGTCAAGGATGATGGTACCAAGTGGGACTATGATGAGGATGGTCCGATTGGCAATGGTTCAACCGTTGAAGTTACTCTCTCTGTCTACGACACTTCACGCAAGACTATCGTAGGTACTCGTCTCGACAAGGTTAAGGTTCTGGAACACAAAGCCTACAACCCTGATGGTGACGACGAGGTGGAAGAAGAGGTGAAGCCTGCAGTCAAGGCCGGTATGCCCGCCGTCAAGATGGAACTTGAGGATGAGATTCCGTTTTGAGTAAAAAATTAGACACCATCGTAGAGGACATCTACAGGGTTGTCGAAGGGAAGGGAGGGTGGGATGCAACTGTCACAGAGTTCTTCTCGTCCTCCCTTTCTAGTATCGCAGAGGCTAGGTTTTCTCAGGAGCAAATCCCCCGAGATTACCTCAGTCTCTCTGGCATAGGCTCACCCTGTGACCGTAGACTGTGGTACAAGATCAACCAAACCGAATCCTCAGAGCCACTCACTGCCGAGGCTCTTGGAACCTTCTTCTACGGAGACTTACTCGAAGCCCTCGTGCTGTCACTGACAAAGGCAGCAGGGCACAGTGTCGAGGGTATGCAGGACAGAGTTAGTGTCTTCGGTATCTCCGGCTCTCGTGACGCTGTGATTGATGGGGTGACAGTCGATGTTAAGTCTACATCCAAGTATGGGTTTGAGAAGTTCCGTAAACACAACCTGCGAGAAGACGATCCCTTCGGGTACATCAGCCAGTTGAGTTCGTATGTCTTTGCAGGAAAGGATGACCCTCTGGTGAAGAACAAGACCGAGGGTGCTTTCCTTGTCGTTCAGAAGGACAGGTTCAAACTCTGCTTGGATCGCTATGACTTCACAGAAGAGATTGCCAAGAAGGAAGAAGAGATTGAGAGAGTCAAGAAGCTGGTTGCTGGGTCAATCCCAGAGGATCGTATTCCACCTGTCCCTCAGTCTAAGACTTCTGAGAATACGGTACTTTCTACTACTTGTGGATACTGCGACTTTAGTAAGGTATGTTGGCCAGAAGCCAGAACTTTTCTATATTCTACCGGACCAGTATTCATGGTTGATGTTGTCAATGAACCTCGTGTTATGGAGTTGATTGAGTGAGAAAGAAGGTATCCCCAGAGGCTAGGGGTTACAGGTCAGGCTTGGAGGGCAGAGTTGCACAACAACTGGAGGCACTGGGGATCAAAGTAGAGTATGAAACCTACAAAATCCCCTATGTCATCCCTGAAAGCTCCCACAAGTACTCACCTGATTTCAAGCTTCCCAATGGTATCATCGTTGAAACCAAGGGGAGGTTCGTACTTGCAGACAGAAAGAAGCATCTACTCTTGCAATCCCAGAGGCCAGAGTTAGATATTAGGTTTGTGTTCTCCAACAGTTCCGCCAAGATTAACAAGGGGTCATCTACCTCTTATGCTGACTGGTGTAACAAGCACAGCTTTATCTTTGCAGACAAACTCATCCCAGAATCTTGGATTTTAGAGAAAGGTGACAAGAATGCTAAACTGGTTACGAAAGAAGTTCTCAAGAAAAGAGGAAGAACCTGAACAGACACTACTCTGGGGTATCATTGAGGGGCCATTTTCTGCAGAAGACCTCCCAGACTGTGGTTTCCCACCTGAATCGACGATGCTGGTTCTGAAAGTTTCCCGTGGTAAAGATGTGTTTGATGCAGAATTCTGGTTTGATAATCTCGACGAGGCGTATGTCTTGGTAAACCACTTCCGTACCAGCCTGAACCCAATCGTTCTCAATAACAAGGAGCCTTAATATGGCTACTAAAACAGTCGTAGTATACTCGTGTGCACATGCCGACTCTACAACAAGCAGCCTGCGATTCAAAGCACTAGGAAATTTCCTCTATGATCTCAAGCCAGATATGGTATTGGATTTGGGTGATGGAGCAGACATGAGGTCTCTCAACAGCTATGATGAAAGATACCCTAAAGCACTGGCTTCACAAAGTTATGAAAAGGATATTGAGTCCTATAACTTATCCCAAGAACTCCTCCGACACCCATTCAGACACCATCGGAAGAAGCGACCTTTTTGGGTGGGATTCGAAGGAAACCACGAGAACCGAATTAAAAAGTACCTCGCCGTTAACCCAAGGAATGAGGGAGAAAAGTACGGGGTTTCCTTTAGCCATCTTCAAACAGACCACTACTTCGACGAATACCACGAGTACGAAAACAGTGGACCAGCCATTGCCCTCTACGACAAGGTGGCCTACGCGCACTACTTCACTTCTGGTAATTCTTCTACTGCTACTAGCGGCATCCATCATGCTTATAGTATGGTAAATAACCTTGGCTGCTCTGCCACCTGTGGGCACTCTCACAAGCGTGACATGTACTTCAAGGATGGTGGGCTACCCCATGGCAACATTGGCCTCGTGGTGGGCTGCTACAAGGGTGGAGAGGAACACTGGGCAGGTCAAGCAAACAGACAGTGGTGGCACGGTGTTGTGGTGAAACGCGAGTTGGAGAATGGTTTGTATGAACCTGAGTTTGTCTCCCTCAAGCAAATTATGCGAGAGTATGCAGAATGAACTATGAAGTAACAATCCTTGTTGGCGTCCATCCCGAAGCAGCCTTTGCTGGCACTGACGATGAGATAGAGAATGTCTACAGTCTAATTGAATCCGCAGTGTTTGACACCGATGATCTGACACTACACACACTGGAAGTACTGGAGGTAGAAAATGGCTAAGTGGGACGACACAGGACTAGGCTACTTTGAACAAGAGAAGCAATACACCCCGTCCGTACTGGTGAGGGAGTTCTCTAAAGTTCTGGATCAAAAACCTGATGTGGCACTATATCAGAGATTGATCTGCGAGGAATACGAGGAGTGGTGCAAAGAGTCGCCACACACCGTGAAGGACTTGAAGGAGCTTGCAGACCTTGTGTATGTGATCTACGGGTATGCTCTTGCTGCTGGGTACAATCTGGATGAGGCTGTAGAGCGTGTGCATGACAACAATATCGGTCGTTGTGTACAGCCAGACGGAACCGTAAAGCGAAGAGAAGACGGGAAGATCATGAAGAACCCTGACTATCCTGCAGTCGAATTGGAGGATTTAATCTGATGGGGATTTTCATCTACCTCTTGACAACGCTCTTCATCGGACTAAAACTAGTCGGTTCGATCACATGGTCTTGGTGGTGGGTTTTCAGTCCTTTTTGGGTTGGTATATCCATTATTATCCTCATCGCCTTTTTGGCAGCACTTGCTGTAAGGAAACTAGAATGACAGTGCAAGAGCTTATCGACAAACTATATAAAGTGCAAGACAAGGGGGTTCCAGTTGTGCTAGTTGACTGGTCCTCCCAGAACCCTGTGACAGCCAAGCATGACCTCACCACAAACCGCATCATTGTGCAAGCCCACCGTGTTGCAATCATAGTGGATTAGCCATGCTAGAGTCCTGCAAAAAGATTCTGCTACGAAACTTAAAAACCTGAAAGAGAAGAAACAATGACTGGACCGACTATCCCGATTGCAATCTGGGCTGACGAAGTTAAGTACCGTCAAGAGGGTGAAACCTATGGGCAGAAATGTGCTCGTGTGGCAGAAGCCCTGACCGACGACAAAAACCACTACGCCAAGTTCAATGAAATCCTGAAAGAGCAACGCTTCCTACCCGGTGGACGTGTGCAGAGTGCCGCAGGCTCTTACCGTAAGGTCACTGCCTTTAACTGTTTTGTTATGCAGAAGGTTCCTGACAACCTTATGGGCATCATGGAGGTTGCAACGGAAGCCGCTAAGACGATGCAGATGGGTGGTGGTGTAGGCTACGACTTCTCTAGTATCCGCCCCAAGGGTGCTCGTATCAAGTCTCTGGGTAGCCAAGCCTCAGGCCCTGTGTCGTTCATGGGTATCATGGATGCTATCTGTAAGACTATTGCTTCGGCAGGGCATCGTCGTGGTGCTCAGATGGGCTGTCTTCGTGTCGATCACCCTGACATCATGGAGTTCATCACAGCCAAGGCTAACAGCAGCAGCCTAACCCAGTTCAACATCTCAGTCTTGGTCACTGACAAGTTCATGGAAGCTGTAAAAAACGACGAGCCTTTTGACCTTGTGTTTGAGGAACGTATTTTTGATACTGTCCGTGCACGTAACTTGTGGGATGCAATGCTCCGAGTGAACTGGGACTGGGCAGAGCCGGGTGTGATCTTTATTGATCGTGTCAATGAAATGAACAACCTATACTACATGGAAGACATTTCTGCGACTAACCCCTGTGGTGAACAACCTCTTCCTCCTTATGGGGCTTGCTTGTTGGGCAGTTTTAATCTTACCAAGTATGTCTATCGTACTGAGGAAGGTTTTGCTTTCAACTGGTCACTACTGCAGCACGATGTCCCTTATGTTGTTCGTGCCATGGATAACGTGATCGACGAGACTATCTACCCTCTGCCCCAACAAGAAGCAGAAGCTAAGAGTAAGCGCCGTATGGGTCTGGGGGTAACTGGTCTTGGTAATGCTCTTGGCGCTCTCGGGTTTCGATATGGCTCTAAAGAGGCGACGAACTTTACTGAGAAGGTCTTGGAGCACCTTGCAAACTGGTGTTACTCTGCATCCGCCACTATCGCTGCTGAGAAAGGTCCGTTCCCTGCCTATGACGAAGAAAAGTACTTGAAGTCTAAGTTCGTAGAGAATCTGGACTATGAGGTGCAGTTAAAGATTAAGAAGTTTGGTATCCGTAACTCGCACCTTACTTCTATTGCACCTACTGGGACCATCAGTCTTACTGCTAACAATATCTCCTCGGGTCTTGAACCAGTCTTTTCTTTGTCGTACACTAGGACTATCCAAACGGCTGATGGCCCCATGTACGAGAAGGTTGAAGACTACGCTTTCCGTGAGTGGGGCGTAGAGTGCATCACCGCAAGTCAGATTTCTGTCCAAGACCATGTAAACATGCTTACTGCTGCACAGAAGTGGGTAGATAGTGCTTGCTCCAAGACTTGTAACGTAGGTGCGGATGTGACTTGGGAGGAGTTCAAGAACGTCTATATGCAGGCTTGGCAGGGTGGGGCTAAGGGTTGCACTACGTTCCGAGCTTCTGGAAAGCGTGGTGGCATCCTTAACTCATCTGCATCAGAGGATGTCATCGAATCTAAGGAAGAGAACGACGAAACCGTAGTAGAGGGTGGTGCCTGCTATATCGACCCTGAGACTGGTATGCGTAGTTGCGATAGTATCTAAAACCTTGCCACATCCTGAGCATGATGATAAACTGCTCACAACACAACCTTTGTGGAGCATACAGTGGTCATTGAAATAGCTATCCTAGTTGGACTCGTAGTGAACGTCTTACTCTCTTGGTGGATTAAGAGGGACTTAGATGAAATAGAACAGGTTGTGGTGCAGATGCTCCTTGATCTGGGTGAACAAGGTATCTTAAACGTGGAGGTTGAAGATGACTCTGGAGAAACCTAAAGGCAAACGGGTGTCACGATACAAGAATTCTGAACAAGAAGGTGCAATGCGTACTGTTGCTATTAAGCCACTCAACGACAATCAAGCACTCTATCTCAAACATCTGGGCAGTTCAGATCAAGTGATTGTCTGCGGGTTCTCTGGCACAGGCAAGACCTTCCTTGCAGCCACCTATGCAGCCAACATGTACGCCAACAGAGAGATCAGCAAGATTATTCTGACTCGTCCTAATGTGTCTGTAGGTAAGGACTTAGGGTACTTCCCCGGCACTCTTGAAGAGAAGTTTGCCCCTTGGGCTGCACCTGTGCTGGATGTTCTCAATGAACAATTGGGCAAGGGTACGGTAGAGACTGGGATCAAGAACGGCAATATCGAAATGGCACCCCTATCTACTATGCGGGGACGGTCGTTCAAGAATGCTTTCATTATCTTAGACGAAGCACAGAACACTTCCATTGCTGAGATTAAAATGTTCTTGACTCGAATTGGAAAAGACTGTAAAGTTGTAATCAACGGTGACATAAAGCAGTCAGATATTGGTGGTAAGTCGGGCCTAGCAACGATCATCCATCTTGTTAAGAAGCACAATCTGCCTGTGTCTATCGTTGAGTTCGGAGTGGATGACATTGTTCGCAGTGACATCTGTAAGCAGTGGATCGTGGCATTCGAGGATGAGAAGCTATGACAGACAGTCAGACGACAGCAAGTCAAACGACAGCAGACATGGTAAACAGCCCTGCACACTACGGCAAAGGAAAGATTGAGTGTATCGACTACATTGAAGACTTTCTCAGCCCTGATGAGTACATCGGTTACCTGCGTGGGAACATCGCTAAGTACAATCATCGCTGGCGTTACAAGAATGGTTTGGAAGACTTGCGTAAGGCAGAGTGGTACCACAAGCGACTCATAGCTTTCATGGAGAAGCTAGGATGATCTCTCTTGTATTCCTCATCTGCACCATGAATGAGTGTAGGACCATCTCTCCACCAGAGGTATTCCTTAGTGTAGAGGGGTGTACCACAACAGCGCAGAGCATGATTGTACTTAATCAGGAAGCTGCTGCAAGGGGTGAGATACCAGACCACACAGTGATATACACTTGCCACAACTGGGGAGACCCTGCATGACTACCAGTCTAATAATCTTAGCTTTCGTGATATTTACAATCTGGGCGCTCAGTGGAGAAGACTGATGAACGCATTTGAACAAGGATACAAAGATTTTGGCAAAGGGCAGACCACAAACCCGTACCACGAAGACACAACAAAGTACAGAGATTGGGAGTTTGGATTCAACAAAGCCTATTCCCGAAACTTGGAATGGGTCAGAGACAATGAAAATCGAAGAAGAGGCCAAGGAGTTCAGAGCAAAGAAGAGGTATAGTGCACCCCCTAAGCCCATGACCTCCAAAATCTATCTAATGGGAATGGCCATGAATGCACTCCTCTCAAGGTCTACTGGCCTCGTAAGAAGGGAAGAGATCAAGAGGGAAGCCGAAGAGTGGGCTGACTATATGCTTGAAGATTGAACTTAATGAAAAGGGGGCCGCAGACCCCCTCTCTTTTTATTTGTTCTTAAGGAATTCATCTGTGTACTTAAGGGTAGCCTCTAAGACATCCAACTCTTGTGGGGACAACTCCTCAAACTCTTTGTCGAGGCCAATTTTCTCCATAGTCCTACGGATAGCCTCTTTAGACTTACCACCCCTTGAAATCCTGATCCTCTGAGCAGACTGCGTATCCCCACCCCTTGCAGCACCACTCTCCATG